AAAACGTACTCCAGGCCACGCTAAGAAGTCTCACATCGTTGTAGCTAAGTCTGGTGGTAAGGTTAAAACAATTCGTTTCGGCCAGCAAGGAGCTAAAACGGCAGGGAAGCCGAAGGCTGGAGAATCAACAGCAATGAAAAAGAAGAGGGCGTCTTTCAAAGCACGACACGCCAAGAATATAGCTAAAGGCAAAATGTCGGCAGCATATTGGGCGGATAAAGTAAAATGGTAGAAGACACTAATTATCATCCAGCGGATACAAATGGCGATGGTAGCGTATCAAAAGAAGAAGAGGCGTTATACCTAGAGTTTAAACGTAAAGAACTAGAAGATGCTGATGCTATGCGTGATGCTCAACGTAACATGACATGGTTTGCACTTGGAGGTTTATTACTTTATCCTTTTGCAGTTGTTCTTGCATCACTAGCTGGCTTAGATCAAGCACAGGATACTTTAGGAGATATGGCACCTACATACTTTGTAGCTGTTGCCGGCATAGTTGCAGCCTTCTTTGGTACTCAGGCAATGAAAGGTAAAAAATAATGGAAACAATACTAGATTTAGCAGTAACATTTTGGCAGTGGACAATAGTAATTGCAGTAATTGCAGTCAGCTACATCATTAATAAACTAGATAAACCAGATCTAAAGCGTATTAATTTTGAATACACTACAATGCCTAAAATGCAACCGCTACCTATTAAGACAGCAAGTAAAGGTTTTTGGGGCGCAATATTAATGTGGCTTACTGGCACACGTCAGTGGGTGATTACAGAAGATTTCCACTACTGGATTGACAATCAAGCGTATAAAATCCCTGCGGGTTTTCAATTTGATGGAGCTTCGGTTCCTAAGTTCTTAGCAACTTTCCTGTCTCCAGTAGGGGTTTTATTAATGGGTGGCTTAGTTCATGACTATGGCTATAAGTATGCTACTCTTATGAAGAAGGACGGCAGTAACATTGGTTATCGTGACCAAAAACATATGGATGGTCTTTTTCGAGACATCTGTATCGAAGTGAATGGCTTTTATGCTCTTAACTACTTAGCATATTGGGCTCTCCGTTTAGCAGGTTTTGTAGCATGGAACGGACATAAAAAACGAGGTACACAACTTGAAGTATCTAAGTAAACTACTAAAACAACGTACGTCCTGGGATGGGATCGTACTTATTGGAATCTGCGGTTCAGTAATTCTACTCGGAGGTTTGGCAAAACTTCTAGCATGGGTAGGTTTAGGCTACGGCATTTGGACACTAATAAAAGAAGAAGATTAATATGGCAGTTGAAGTAAGCCGAAAAGATGTACTTTCGGAAGAGTTAGTTGATTATAGATCTGAGACAAGGTTTCTAAAACTTCCAGTTGATCCTTATTTGGATTTGCTGAACATCACACCGTTGCCTTCGCAAATAGCAATTATTAATGCGATTAACAACCCTAAATATCGTTTTGTCTCTGCCGCCGTCTCCCGTCGGCAAGGTAAAACGTACATAGCCAACATTATAGGACAGCTCGTGTCTTTAGTGCCCGGCTCCAATATTTTAATCATGTCTCCCAACTATTCCTTGTCTCAGATCTCTTTTGATCTGCAAAGAAACTTGATTAAACACTTTGATCTTGAGGTTACAAAAGATAACGCAAAAGACAAAGTGATTGAAATTTCAAACGGGTCTGCTGTAAGAATGGGTTCTGTAAATCAGGTAGATTCTTGCGTAGGCCGTTCTTATGATTTAATTATATTTGATGAAGCGGCACTAGCCGATGGAAAGGATGCTTTTAATGTTGCACTACGACCAACACTCGATAAAGACAACTCTAAAGCTATATTCATTTCCACTCCTCGTGGCAGGAATAATTGGTTTTCAGAGTTCTTCTACAGAGGATTCTCGGACGATTTTCCAGAGTGGTGTAGTATACGAGCTACTTATAAAGATAACCCAAGAATGAGCCAAAGCGATATTGACGAAGCACGAAAGTCAATGTCAGAAGCAGAATTTAGACAAGAGTACGAGGCTGACTTTAATACTTATGAAGGACAAATCTGGAGATTCAACTTTGAAACCCAAGTTAAAGACTTATCTCAGCTCGATACTAGTAAAATGGATGTCTTTGCGGGGTTGGATGTCGGCTACAAAGACCCGACAGCAATGTGCGTTATTGCGTATGATTGGGATTCAGAACAATACTATTTGGTGGACGAATACTTCGATGCTGAAAGAACTACTGAACAGCACGCTGCCGAAATCCAGAAGCTCATTGACCGCTGGGATATTGATTTCATTTATATTGATTCAGCCGCTCAACAAACACGCTTTGATTTCGCGCAGAACTACGATATTTCCACCATCAACGCTAAGAAGTCCGTACTTGACGGAATTGGACATGTATCAGGAATTATTGAGAACGACATACTCTTTGTTGATCAAGAAGCAAAACAATCTTTAGCATGCCTTGATGCGTATCAGTGGGACCCGAATCCTAATCTAATGAAGGAAAAACCGAAACACAACATGGCATCCCACATGGCAGATGCGTTGCGCTACGGATTATACTCATTTCAAATCTCAAATGTATCCTTCTAATGATACCAGCTCAAAAATAGTTATTGACAAGTTAGCTTAAACTAGATATAATTCTTTAAATGAAAAATAAAGGAACCAGAGGAAAATGCCTAAGTTAAAACGTGACATTGTAAAGTATGTACGAGATAAGGCAAAGTCCAAGTATGAGAAGGGTTCCTCTTGCGAGATTTGTGGTGCAACAGAGCAGTTAGACTTTCACCACTTTTACAGTCTCACACCATTGTTAAACAAATGGATAAAAGATAACAATCATAATCCCGAGTACATTCAAGCACTTCGGGATGATTTTATAGAAGAGCATCATGTTGAGCTCTATGATCACACAGCTACTTTGTGTCATACTCATCATTTGAAACTTCATTCAATTTACGGTAAAGATCCAGCACTGACTACAGCTACAAAGCAGATGCGTTGGGTAAAGATTCAAAGAGAAAAACATGGCTTGGTATAATCCTTTTACTAAAAAACCTGTCGATACGGAAGAGAAATTAAATCCGGGACAGCAGTATGTAGGTAATAATATAGAATCTTCACGTGAATACACTACTAACTACGAACACTATTATGAAAATTTAGAAATTGTAAACAGAGCTGTAAACATAGTTGTAGATGATACAGCAGGTGTAGCCACTACTGTTAAGCCTATCTCCCACAGAGGGATAGTACAAGGTGTTAAAAGAGCAAAAGTTGAAAATTTGCTAACTACAGAGCCTAACCCTTTTCAAGATATTAATACTTTTAGACGTAATTTGATTACTGATTTTTTATTAGACGGCAATATTTTCATATACTTTGATGGAGCTCACTTATATCATTTACCGGCAGATAAGGTAACTATACATGGAGACCCAAAAACTTACATTGAAAAGTTTACTTATAATGATATAATATACAATCCCTCTGAGGTTATTCATATAAAAGATAATTCTTTTTATGACGTCTACAGAGGTGTATCTAGACTTAAGCCTGCAGTAAGAACTATGCAGTTAATTACTAGAATGAGAGATTTTCAAGATAACTTTTTTAGAAATGGCGCAGTTCCTGGTTTAGTACTAAAGTCACCAAATACTTTATCCGATAAAATTAAAGAACGTATGATGGTATCTTGGCAAAATCGCTACAGACCAGATACCGGAGGTAGAAGACCTCTTATACTAGATGGTGGTATTGAGTTAGACAAAATCTCAAATGTAAGTTTTAAAGATTTAGACTTTCAAGCATCTATATCTGAAAATGAAAAAATTATATTAAAAGCAATTGGAGTACCTCCTATTCTTTTAGACTCAGGTAACAATGCAAATATTCGTCCGAATATGAGATTGTATTATCTTGAAACAGTACTACCTATAATTACGAAACTAAACTCAGGATTTTCTCGTTTCTTTGGTTTTGAAGTTGTAGAAGACGTAACAAACGTACCTGCCTTACAGCCTGAACTCAGAGATAGTGCAGCATACTATACGTCTCTAGTTAATGGAGGAATTATTAGCCCTAATGAAGCTCGAGAAGCTTTAGGTTATGATACTCGGGAAGAGGCAGAAGACATACGAGTACCTGCAAATATTGCAGGCTCCGCAGTAAATCCAGACGAAGGCGGAAGACCGCCACAGGAAGAGGAAGATGTATAATAAAATTAATTTAGAGAAACTAGCTAAATATTTTGCAGAACACGGGCTACCAAAGTCCTATGCACGTTTTAAGAGAGATGGTAAAAAGCCTGTAAACGATAAATATATGGTACTTACAATAGGTAGCTATCAAAAAATGTTAGATCTTTTCAAAGAGAAGCACCCAGAATACTGGGACTTAGCACAACCACAAGTTGAGTCTGAGCCCGTAAAACAAGACCCTTTAGAATCACTCAGGGCAAGTACTACAGAGAAATAATATGGAAAAAATACTACATATGGCCTCTACGTTTAAGTCTCATGAAAATGATGATGGCAGCGTTATGATTCGAGGTATGGCGAGTACTAATCACTCTGACCGAGCAGGAGATGTAATTGCAGCTGAAGCTTGGGGCAAAGGTGGTTTAGAAAATTTCAAAAATAATCCTGTAATTTTATTTAACCACGACTATGATAAACCTATTGGTCGTGCTACAGGAGTTAAAGTAACTGACAGCGGACTAGAGCTTGAAGCAAAGATTAGTAAATCTGCGCCAGCAGCAGTCTGCGAACTAGTTAAAGACGGTGTCCTTGGAGCCTTTTCCGTCGGTTTCAAAGTCAAGGATGCTGATTACATCAAGGAAACTGACGGATTAATGATTAAGGATGCTGAGTTGTTTGAAGTATCGGTTGTTTCGGTACCATGCAATCAAGCAGCTACTTTTTCGCTCGCGAAATCATTTGACTCAGAAGATGAGTACAATGAATTTAAGAAAACTTTCACCAATCGTGTAGATCTAGCCGGTCAGTCTCTGGCTAAGGACGAAGATACTTCTTCAAATATAGCTAGTGACACACCGCAAAGCGTGGAGAAATCCACAGATCAGGAGATCAAAATGGAAAATAATACTTCCTCAATCGACTTGGAAGCATTCGCTAAGCAAGTAGCTGATGAAACTGCTGCTAAAATTGCAATGAAACAAGCCGAAACAAAAGCCGCTGAACAAGCGGAAGCTAAAGCTGCTCAAGAAGCCGCTGACGCACAAGCTCTAGAAGCTAATAGCATCAAGAGCTCAATCCAAACTGGCATCGAAACTGGCGTTGAAAAACTTCAGTCAGACCTTGAAAAAGAGTTTGAAGCTAAAAATGCTGACCATGCTGCAATCGTAGCTAAATATCAAGCCGACCTTGAAGAGAAAGGTGCTGAACTAGAAGCTATGCGTAACAGCAAGCGTGACTTCTCAGGCCGTAAAGGTGCTGAAGTATCAGATTTTGCCAAAGAGTTCTTAGGCGCTCATATTCTTGGTAAAGTTACTGGTAAAGGTATGGACACTGACTACGGTCGTGAACTTATGGAAAAAGCCGGCGCAGCTGTAACTGCTACTGGTAACGTAACTATCTCTCTAGATACTACTGTTGCTACTCAGTTCGAAGAAGAAGTTAAGCTAGAGCAAAAAGTAGCTGGTCTTTTCCGTGAAATCGCTGTAAATGGTGGTGCTACTGTTCTTCCTATTAATCCAGATGCTGAAGCAGCTACATTTGCCGCTTCTGCTCCTGCAGGTAACTTAGAAGACAATACTAATGGTACTGCTGCTACTGGTAATGCCTATAATGTAGGTCAAGTAATCTTGAAGCCACATCGTTTAATCTCAAGCACAAACTTGAGCAACGATACTGATGAAAAGACTCTTGTGTCTCTTCTTCCAATGCTTCAAAATGCTATGGCTCGCGCTCACGCACGTGCTAAAGACAAAATGTGCCTATTCGGTAACTCATCTCCTGCTATTAGTGGTTTAGTTGGTGTTAACGGTACTGACCAAGGTGTTGGTCTATCTACTGATGCTTCTGCACTTGGCGGACTTGCTGTAACTGACTTCTCTCACGATACTGCTGGTGAGATTCTCACTTCTTTGGAAGTTGTAAAAGCTCGTTCAGTAATGGGTAAATACGGTCTTAACTCTGACGATCTAGCATTGATTGTTAGCCCGGCAGGTTATATGGAATTAATGCAAGACTCTGCTTTTGCTGATATTTCTCAGGTAGGTAGCCTATCTACTAAAACATCTGGTTTAGTAGGTTCAATCTATGGTATTCAAGTTATTGTTTCTGACCTCATTACTCGAGGAAATAACACAACTGTATTCCAGTTAGTTAATACTGCCAACTATGTTATCCCACGTCTACGTGGTGTTAGTATTGAATCTGATTACTCAGTTACTAACCAACGCACTGATCTTGTTGCAAGTCAGTCAATTGGTTTTGCTGAGCTAGTTGCAGGTTACTCTAACAACAACCCTGCGGTACACGTAATTTACGACGCGGCAGGCTAATAGTAATACTTTTACTTTTAAACTTCGGGGAGGTTCGCCTCCCCCAAGTTTTTACTAATGGACTTATAGAATATGACAGATTTAATAGCACTTTCAACCTATAAAACAGCAGAAGGCATTCAGGCTACTAAAGATGATGCTAAACTCGAGCTGTTAATTACTTCTGTAAGTCAATTAGTAAAAACTTATTGTAACGCTACTTTTGTAGACTACTATACAAGTGCAAAAACAGAAATGTTTAATATTAATTATAATGAATCATTTGTACAACTTGCAGAAGGCCCTGTAGTTATGTCAGAAGGGAATAAGCCAGTAGTGTCAGAAAGAGATAACATTACTAGTTCTTATACTACTCTTACTCAGGATGTAGACTACTATGTTGATACAGAGTTAGATTGTATTTATAGAATGAATAAAGCCTGGCCAAAAGGTCCTGGTGCAGTAAAAGTTGTTTATAAAGCAGGCTATGCAACAATACCTGCAGATTTAAAACTAGCAGTTATTGATTTAATTACATACTATCATAAAGACGAGCACAAAGCACGTCAAACCATTGCGGGTGCGAGCATACAGAATCAAAGCTCTTCAAGTCAGAGAAACAACGTTGCGTTCCCTGACCATATAAAAAGGGTATTAGATCTTTATAAGAACTTCTAATGAGTAGACAAGGCCAGCAGAAGTTTCTAACAACTCTACAAAAGAAACTTTTGAGGGAGTCTAAACATTACAGACAAAAAACAGCAGATAAGCAAACCCACCATTTTAGTGTGCAAAAACATAAACTAAAACAGGGAATAGAACAAACTGTAAGTAGTAAGTTTAAAACAAACTCAGATACTCGTATTAGAGAAATTTTAAATATTGTAGACCCAGATATTAATGCTGCTATAGAGGCTATAAAGAAGGAGCTTCATACCTTAGCAAGAGGTGCTACAGTAGCAAAAGTATATATTACATTCGAAAGACCAGATGGTATAGGAGCAGTGTTTTACGCTACAAAAACAAACAGTGGCAGGCTAAGAAATGTATATAGACAAGCTGCAATTGCTTCACGAAAACACTTAAATGTTTTAGCAGAAAAAGTAAATAAGGCTTCTATTAAAGTAACTGGCCGAGGTACGGGATCTAAATCAGCAGATTATTTTCATGTGGAACATGGTCAGAATGAAGGTGTGGCTGAGTCTCTAGTAAGAGACGCTATATCAGAGTCTATACTAGATATTCCTGATATTAGCTTTCAAGAAGCAAGAGATTGGTTAGAGGCTATGATGCCCGAAATCACTATAATAAGAAATACTAAAACTAGTCAGATGAATATTCACATCGGACCAAAATTAGGGAATCTTGCAGAAGGTCGTATATCTAAACAAGAAAAGAAAGAGTTTACTAATATGGTAGACGACTTAGTAAAAATAGTAAATTCAGATGCTAACTTTCTTCTTGATGCTCCAGGCTCAGATAGTTTTACTGATATACAGAAAAAGAAAATATTAAAAGCAGCAACTGATCCTTTTAAAAAGGTAAAAAATACTAGAGTTAAAGTAAAAACTAAAGTTAAACATGGTTCTAAAACACCAGTTAAAAGTAAGGCAAAAAAGTTAAAAATAACTAATCTTACTGCAAAGCCAAAGAAGAAAAAACCTCGTAGAAGAGTAAAAGCAAGTTCCATGGATTTTAATCCTTTACAAATGATTGGGATGTTGAATAAACAACTTCCCGATACTATAAGAAAAAACATGGTAGCACCAGGATTAGTAAATAGAACAGGTAGATTTTCGGAGAGTGTAAGAGTAACAGATATTGTACAAACTCCTAAAGGCTTCCCAAGCGTAGGGTACACTTACCAAAAGAATCCTTACGAAGTATTTGAAATGGGTGCAGGAGATGCAAGATGGGCAACTCCTGAAAGAGACCCAAGAACATTAATTGATAGATCTATTCGAGAATTAGCAACACAGTTTGCAATAGGTAGATTCTACACTAGGAGAACTTAATGGCAGCAAGAGATTATACAACTAGACGCTTGGGTATTGTAAATGCTCTTGCTGAAAAGTTAAAGGATATAAACGGCACAGGAACTTATCTTACAGATCTTGCGCAAAATGTATCTCCTAGACTTAAATTTTGGGATGAGGTGGAGGAATTTCCTGCAGTTCACCTAAATGCCGGATCTGAAACCCGCGAATATCAGGGTGGAGGGTATAAAGATAGATTTCTTTCAGTAACTCTTCGTTGCTATGTGCAAGATGAAGATTCTGTACTCGCTTTAGACGAGTTATTAGAAGATGTAGAGACTGTACTGGAAGAGAACTCAAAACTAGAGTACAAGGATCGTAATAATGCGACTCAGTACACTCAACAAATCACAATCATTAGTGTAGATACTGATGAAGGTGTACTTGAACCTTTAGGTGTTGGTGAAATATCTATAGAGGTTCGATACTAGAAAATACAGGCACGAACAAAAGTTCACGTCCTTGTCTTTTCAAGATAACATAGGAGAAATACTATGGCAGATACAATGTTTTTTAGTAGAGATACGAAAGTCTATGTAGCCCCTTTGGCGGCTGACGGGACAACAGAACAAGCTCTTTTTGAGATTCCTGTTCTTGATGGGTTTTCGTTTTCTCAAGCAACAAATAGTTCAGAAATAACTTTGAACGAAATGTCCGCAGGCTCAAATGTAAGCCGACGCGGTCGCAAGATGTTTAACGACTCTCTTGCTCCAGCAGAGTGGAGTTTCTCTACTTATGCACGTCCTTTCGTATCCGGAGGCGGCGGAGGTACAGGCGACGCAGATGATGCAGCAAACACTCACGCAGTAGAAGAAGTATTGTGGGCAATGATGGTAGGAGATGCATCATACGCCTCTCACACATTTAATAATATTACTAATGGTAATGCAGGAGCAGGTACTTCAATTAGTTTTGCTAATTCAAATGTAACTACTCTTGGTATTGCAAACATTTATTTTGTACTTGGTAAAACTGCTGGAAACAACGGCGGCGAAGTAACGTACAAAATTTCTAACTGCTGTGTAAATGAAGTAGGTGTAGATTTTGATATTGATGGAATTACTACTCTTAACTGGTCAGGTCAAGGTGCTGAGCTTATCGAAGCAACGGATCTTACAACTACAGCTGCTGTAGTTGAAGGTACTCTAGCTACACAAACCAATAACTTTATTCGTAATCGTTTAACTGAGCTTGTAGCTTCAAATGCGGCGGGTCAAGCACAAACGTTAACTCTTACAGGTGGTAATATTACAATCTCTAATAACATGACATTCCTTACCCCTGAAACTCTAGGTGTTGTAAACACTCCACTATCTCATGTAACAGGCACTCGTTCAGTTTCAGGTAGTTTTACCTGCTATTTATCCAGTACTTCTAATAGTAGCATGGATTTATTTGAAGCGTTAGTGGAAGATAAGAGTACAGTTACACACGATTTTGATCTTGAGTTTAAGATTGGTGGTGCAGCTGCTCCGAATTTGATTTTTGATATGCCTTCTTGCCACTTAGAAGTTCCAAGTCATTCTATTGAAGATGTAATTTCATTAGAAGTTAATTTCCACGCACTTGGTACCGATATCGACTCTACTGACGAAGTACTTGTCAAATACTTAGGTAAGACTTTGTAATAATATAGATAGTAAAAAATATTTCTTGACATTTGTGGTCTCTTGGACTATAATATGGAATAGGAAAAAGTTAAGAAGGGGTCTTTTTCAGACCCCTTTTTATTACTCGGAGAATTATGGCTAATTACAATTTTTTAAAAGAAGCAAAAGTTTGGTTTGTGCCTATCTCCGAAACAGGTGTAGAGGAAGGCTTAACGCTAACTTCAAGTCAGGCTCACCTTGCAACAATTTATACAGGAGCAGGAAGTGGCTTTCATTCTTCCCAAGCCATACTACCAACTCTAATGGCAGGAGAAGCGGTATTACCTTCTAGCTTTTCTAATACCAATGAATGTCTGTTCGAGCATGGTGGTACAGGCGCTGGGTGCTGGATAGGGGTAGTTACTGAAAATGGGCAAAAATTCTTTTATGCTAGGGCAGGAGGTGGTAACTCAAATACCGATATTAACACAAACAGTAATTGTGTAGTTGCAAAAACTTTAATAAGTAATATACCTGAATTTGATAATCAGTCTCATACAGTTGCTTGGGAGTTTCACCCTACAAATGGTACAGTAAAACTATGGATAGATAATAGACCTGTTTTTAATGAAGTTACTTCAGATAAAAGTGCCTTTGCTTCCAATAAATGGACTGGAGGTAATATAGGATCTTGGGGAAAAGGACTAGACTCTATAGCAGGAAGAGCTCCTGCAGTTGAAGCAGATTTTTATACCCCTTGGAGTGGAACTATAACTTCACCTTTAAGGGTTTATAGTGATCAAGTAGTATTAGACAGGAATAACCACGGCGTACCTATATTACTAGATGTTGAGAGTAATTTACAGTTTAATCAAACTTTTACTGATAATACTTACTCTCAAAAAACGCTACATGAACCTACTAAGTTTTTTGAAGCGTCAAATATTAAGAAAGCAAATCCGGCAGACATTTCTTTTACGCTGCCTATATATGAAGAAGATGATTTTGCACCTGTATATGAATGTTTACGAGAACTAAACTCAAATAATGATTTGAAACAGTTTGATCTATACATTCAGATGCCAAACGACCTATACTACATAAATAAGTGTGTTGTAAAAAGCGGTTCTTTTTTAATAGAAAGAGATAAGCCTTTAAGACTGCAAATACAAGCACAAGGGTCGCAGTTAAAACGATATGGCAGTATAGAGGGAGCAAAACGCACCTCCGCTTTTAATTCCTTAACTAGATCAAGCACAAAAACTCATCAAGTATTTACAGACCATCTTGAAGCTAGTGTAGACAACACTTCTTTAGATTGTTTGTTTAGTGTGTCGGCAGAACTGCAAAATAGTGTAGAATGGATAGAGAATAAGACCGTACAAAAATCTTTTGAAGTAGATAATAATATTCACAGTACTTGGAGATTGGTAGATAATACTTCAGGATATGCAGCTCAGACCGAGAATGATACAACAGGTCAATATACAGGATCAGCTCCTAGTAGCCCCAATTTCGATATTTATATAGGTAGCCTAACATGGGCAGCAGATAGAAGCTATGTCGATGTTGATATAGATATTAACCCATACTCAGGATTTACGGGTACTAACAATATATTATTTGACTTATATTTTGATACGAGTAAGATAGGCTATAGTACTCTTACTACGCATTTCGATGCCGCAAATATCGCTAATACGTCTGCTATTATTAACGATACTTCTCAGTCCGGGTACAACAAGAAATTCCGAGCAGACTATCTTGAAAGTACTTCCACTTTGCCTAAAGATAACGGGTCTACTGTAACATCTTATCCTTATAGTCTGTTTACTATTAGATTTGATATTACTAATAATGCGGTAGGCAGAACAGGTTTCTTGTGGGATGGTACAGGAGGAGATACGTACTCTTTTAACATTACGGCAGAACACCATTTAGCAATAGACTCTAGTTCGGGTGCTGTAACTTTTAACAATAATGGTTTTACAACTAAATCTTCTTATAGTTATTCAGTACAGAGTTTAAGTGAGACAGGAAATGTTTTAAGTACTACAAACCACATAATATCAAATACTAGTGGTTTAACTAATGGAGATGTAGTTTATACAGCTACAGCTTCATCAGTAGTTAATACTATTTTTCCGCAAAAAGCTATTCTTAAAAATAGAAAGTTAGCTGGGTCTGTAGGGCAATATGTTACAGACAGTACATCCCATAAGTATGTACAAACACATAAAACTGGAGTACCTGTTGTAATTAAAACAGGAAAAGATAGTACAACCGGTTTTCAACTTAATATGGGGCAATGCACGTTCACAAACAGAAATACAGTTGCAGATGCCTTTACACAGAGCTTTGATTGGAAAATGAATACTGCAGGATCCAATACACTAAGCTCTATAATTAAAATTAATAACGCGTAGGAGTTACAATGGAATTAAAAAAACTAATGATCGACACTAAAGCAGTATGGGTTGATTTTCCTGGATTACCAGGTTTTAAAATAGAAGTTGCAAATTTATCAAAAAAGGAACTAACAGGTTTAAGAAAGAAGTGTACCGGTCAAAAGTTCGATAGAAAAACAAGACAAGCTATTGAGACATTAGACGAAGATAAGTTTATAACAGAGTTTACAAAATCTGTAGTAAAAAATTGGAAAGGTTTAACACTTGAACACCTTGAAACTTTACTACTTATTGATATGGAAGGTAAAGATCCCGAAGAGACCTTAGAGTATAGCGAAGAAAACGCAGAAGTATTAGTAAGCTCATCAACTGAATTTGATACTTGGCTCAATGAGGTAGTCTTTGATTTAGACAATTTTCGTACAGAACGAAAAGCAGGAAGTACTAAACCGGCTCGAAAGGTATCTAAAGAACAGTGATACAAAAATGACGCGAGAGCGTTACCTAACAATGTGTGAGCAGTTAGGTAAAGAACCTTTAGATACAGAAATACCTCCCGACTGGGAGGATTTTCCTGATATAGTAGTACAAGCATTAAATACCTTTAATATGATGGGCGATAGAGTAGCTGCAGATATTGGTTACTTAGGCAAAGATTATACTAACTTACCTATTTTCATGGAAGTATGGGGAGTAGAAGATAAAGAACTGTTTTTAGATATATTACACTTTCTAGAGACAAGAGCTGTCAAACAATCTCAAGAAGTAATGAAGAGAGAAAGAGACAAGCTAAAGAGAAAAACTAGTGGCTGATAATACGGTTCAAGTAACATTTAAGGTAAACTCTGACGGCAGTCTACAGCAGGTAGCTAAAAATGCCGACAAAGCAGCAAAAGGCATGGATAAAGCTAATGCTTCTACAGTTAACTATAATAGAAGTGCTAGAGGTGTTGCTAACTTACAGGGAAATCAAACAAAAGCATTCGCAGCAACGGCTAGGGGAACCTCTGGTCTTGTTGCCGCTTATGCAACTCTTATGGCTCACGTATTTGCCCTTACCGCCGCTTTTGGAGCATTACAACGAGCATCTGCTCTACAACAGCTAGAGAAAGGCCTAATAGCTGTAGGTAACGCTGCAGGTCAAAACCTTCCGTACGTTGCACAAGAAATTCAAAATATTACAGGCTCTGCTGTTACCTTACAAGAAGCTATGGAAGGTACTGCTTTGGCTATGTCTGCCGGATTCGGTATCGATCAGTTAAAAGAACTAACTAAAGTGGCTCGAGGAGCTTCTATCGCACTTGGTAGAAACATGGGTGATGCACTTACTCGTCTTGTAAAAGGTACTGCTAAACTAGAACCTGAAATTCTTGATGAATTAGGTATCATGGTTCGACTTGACAAAGCTTCTCAAGACTATGCCGCAAGTCTAGGTAAAACAGTCACTCAGCTTACTAGATTTGAGAAACAACAAGCATTTCTAAATGCTACTATTGATCAAGGACAGAAAAAGTTTTCCGTTGTAATTGACAGTATTGATCCAGACCCTTATTCAAAGCTTAGCTCTGCTTTTCAAGATCTTGTAAAAGATATGACTACACTTATAAATGTAGGTTTAATACCTGTAATTAATTTCTTATCTAATAGTAAATTCGCCATGACAGGTGCAATTATTCTATTTGCAAGTTCTATTACTAGAATGCTTCTGCCAGCTTTAGGAGATATGGCGGCAGCAAATGCGGCTACATCTGCTCAACAAGCCGCATCCGCAACATCGGCGGCTCGAGTAGTATCTACTCAATATCTGGGGGCTGTTAAGAAAGTAAATGCAGCATTTAAAACTGTACCTCCAAGTGTTAAAGCTGTTGAAGCTCAGTTTAGAGCAGGTACTTTAACTGTTGCTCAATATAAGTCGGCCCTAACTCAGCTAATGAAATCCGAAAAACTACGTGCAATTAGAATCAAAGCAAATGGAGCTAATGCATCCGCTGATAAGAAGAGAGAGCTTGCAGAAATACGAACATTAATTGCAGAAACTCAAAGACTTATTGCGTTAGAAGGGCAAAGAACAATGCTAGGAGGTAAAGGTCAACTAGCTAAAACATCTTCTAAGTTATCAAAACGTCAATCTATTTATCAAAATAAAATCGGAGAATCTTCTGTAATGGGAGGATTTGCGGTTGCAGGTAAAGGCGCTAAACAGCACTTTAAAGATGTAGGGAAGGCCTCCGGTAAGTTAAATAAATTAAAACTAGGGCTTGAAGCTACTACAAAAAGTGCTGGGTTATTTGGATCTGCTCTTTTAAGATTTGTACCTATTATTGGTTGGGCATTTACTGCTTTCTCACTATTAAGCCCTCTACTAGGTGATATGTTCAAAAAGGGCGCTGTAGCAAAAGCAGCAGACGAAGTTGTTGATTCGTTTGATAGTTTTGCCAGAGTAGCTAATCAGTTAAATAAAGAATTAGAAAAAACAGATAGTATGTTTGAAAGAACAAACAAAATGCTGTCTGTAAGAGTGGGTTTGTTGAACCAGGTAAGTGCCGGAGTAAATAAAGTAGTATCAGCTCAACAAGAAGAAAATGCACAAAAGGAAGAAGAAGCTTTAAAAGCCTTAGTCAAAGCGAGAAATGCAGAAGTAGGTATACTCCTTTCCGCTATTGCGAAGAAAAATAACATTACACTAGCGGAAAAAAGATATCAAGCCATCTTAAATAAGTCAAAAGGTATAAGTAAAGAAGCAGCGCAGCGAGTTCTAGAAGAAGCAAAAGCACGAATTGAAGCTACAGGGATGACGAAAGTTTTTGGTAATGAACTGATTAAATTAGAAAAGATTCAAAGTAGACTTGCAGGATTTGAAGAAGGTCAATTGATAGATGCTGATAGTTTAGTAAAGTCGGTATCAGACATAGAAAAACCTGCAAAAGCATTAAAAGCAGCCCAAGCTGAAGCTAATGAAGCTACTATTAAGTTAGAGAATCAGCTTAAAAGCGCCTCTGAAAAATCAAAAGGTATGTTTGGTGAACTGTATACTAATGTAAGTGGTTTGGTGAACGCGTTAAATTTACTAAAAGAAAAAGCAGAAGAAACAGGAACATCAAATATAGAACTGGTCACTAAAGAGCAGAGAACAGAAGTTGAAAGACTCGCAAAAGCTCTAGACAGCGATATGGTTCTTTCAATAGCCGCCGACGGGACTGAGACTGTAAATTACCATAAAACCCTAGAAAATATTCAAGACATAGTTGCAAAAAATAATAAGACAGCGGCACAAGCTGTTGAAATTTCAAGAAATCATGCAAATACCGCAAAACAAATTGGTGATATTGCAAAAATGAATTCTGTCGCATACGAACTTCAACTATCCTTTGAAGTAGATTCTTTGGAAGCTGCGAAGAAAGGATTAGAGGCCAAAAGATCTAACTTACTTGCTCAGGAAGGTATAAGCTCACAGTCTGAAGAAGTATTAAAGCTAGATCAGCAAATTAATAATACTCAGCAAAAAATAAACTCTCATTCAGAAAATGGTATTAAAATATCAATGCGCCTAGAGCAAGTAAAGCAAAGAAATCTTGGCTATGACACAAGAGCTTTAGGTATTCAAGAAAAAATCGCAAAGAATGCACAAGACCAAGTAAAGAGAGAACTAGAGCTAAAACGCAAGAAAATAGGTGCGGAAGTTACTGCAGCTGACGAAGTTTTGATACTTAAAAAAGCAGAACAAGAAAACTCAAAGAATAGAGCGGCAAGACTAGCGGCAGAGTTAACAAAACTTGACATAGAGTTTGATCTTATAAAACTACAGTTTGATTTAGAAAAAGCACGAATTGATAGACTTGTAAAAGAAGGAAAGATAAGTGCTGAAGATGCAAAAACTTTAAAGGCTCCGATTAATGCAGTAAATGCTAAAATCGAAGGAACAGGCGGCCTACGAGAAACAGCAAAAGCAGGTGCTACAGATGCAAGTAAAGCTGCGGGAGACAAAGCCGCACACGATATAGCCATGAAACAGGCAGAAGCGGAGCAAGAAAGATTTAATAAAAAGATATCTCGTTTTAATGATGTGGCAAAAGCAGGTATACAAGCAGAAAGAGATATTGAAAATGCAACTGCGTTAAGAGCGCAGAGAGAGGCTGAAATTGCACAGGCTGTAAAAGCTGGCACCATGACCAAAGCAGAGGGTGATCAAGCTATTTATGATACTAAAGCTGCTGCTTTGAATTCTTATGCTTCTTCTGTAGGCAGTACTTTGTCTTCAATCGGAGATGCTATGGCTGCTATTGGTCCTGAAGGCGAGCTAATGAGTGCCACTTTATCAGGTGTTGGTAGTATGACTGAGTCTTTTACTAACGCCTTTACCGTAATTAAAGATGAAAGTGCTTCTATGGCTGAAAAGATGCAAGCAGGTCTTGGAGCAATAGGATCTGCTATCTCAGCAATTGGAGGCATGCAGAAAGCTTCTTCAGAAGCCCGGGTTAAAGCACTAGATAGCGAAATCGCGGCAGAGAAAAAGAGAGATGGAAGATCTGCAGGTAGTCAAGCAAAAATTTCAGCATTAGAAAAGAAAAGAGAGTTAGAAAAACGAAAAGCATTTGAGCAAGATAAAAAAATGAAAATTGCTCAAACTGTTATCTCTACCATGCAAGGTGCTATATCAGCATACACAGCTATGGCCGTTATTCCTATTGTTGGTCCAGCTCTTGGTGCCGCAGCTGCTGGAATGGTACTACAGATGGGTAAACAACAAGTTGCAGCAATTAAAGCTACTACTTATCAGGGAGGCAGTGTTTCAGGGGGTCCATCATCTATCAGCATGGGAGATAGATCGAACTCTGTAGACTTAGCTGCAGGAGGTAGTCAGGGTGGCGAACTTGCTTATATGAGAGGTGGCTCTGGCACAGGAAATGCAACAAACTTTACCCCTGCTTTTTCAGGTTATAAACATAGAGCTGCAGGAGGCTCCGCAGGCTACATAGTAGGTGAGCAAGGCCCAGAGTTATTCGTACCAGAAACTTCAGGAGAAATAATGTCTGCAGGAGATACCTCAAAAATGGCCGCTCCAACAAATATAAACTTTACAGTAAGTGCAGTAGACGCAACAGGTGTTGAAGATCTACTAATAGCACAAAGAGGAAATATAATAAAAATGATCAGACAAGCAGCTAATCAGCAAGGAGAATACTTTTTAGAAAGAGTATCGGAGAGTGAATTATAATGCCAGCATCAACAGCTTTTTCAAATATATTACCAGATCCAAGTAACCCAATTAATGATGCGGGTCAGGCTTCTGCATCTGACTTTGCCCCTGGTTTTTCTACAGTTAAACTTGCGTCTGAATCAAAAACTATATTCAACTCCACTAATTCTGGTAGGTTGATTACTTCTGCGTCTGGAGGACACAAATGGAGTGTAGATGTTACCTATAATCCACTCACTAGAGATGAGTTTGAACCTGTTTTTAATTTCTTACTACATAAGAAAGGTAGACTAACTCCTTTTTTTATGTCTCTTCCTCAAAATAAAGTACCAAGAGATAGTTTATTTGCAACCTTTGTCACAAGTAAGGATAATTTTGTAATGTATACTAGCCCGGTTCTAATAACGAGCCTTGAAGTAAATAGAGAATACCATATTCAGTTCTCCCCTGCAGATACAAATTTTGTAACAGTTGGAGCAGCAAGCGATGTTGCTCATGTCACGTTTACAGCTACTGGTACTGGTACTGGTACAGGACTTGCTGCACCCACTTATGAGCCTGCGGGACAAGATAATATAACTATTAGCAATGTTACCGATAGTTATACTAGAACTACACATGGAACTCCCAAACCTGGAGATATATTTACTGTGACAGACAGCAGTGATGCATTACACACAAAATTATATAAAATTACCAGAGTAGAAACCCCAGATCATTATGAGACTGCGGTTCCTAATCAACAGGTACATTCGTTGCCTGAACAAGCTCCTAACGAAACTGATGTTACGAGAATATACTTTACACCAGCTCTGCAAAGAAATCTATACAGCGGAGCTTCTATTAAATTTTATGACCCTAAAATAAGGGTTGTTATGACCGATGACATACAGGAGTATTCCTTGAATAATGATAACTTGTACACTTTTGCTCTTAAACTTGAGGAGGCTCAAAAATAATGACTGTTCGTAATATTAATTCTACACTTAAAACTTATTTAGCAGAAAATAAACCCTATATACTTGCACACCTAGTAAAGTTTGAAAGACCTACAATAAGTGACTCATTCAGTGGTTCTATAGCAGAAAAAACTACAGACTATGTTTATCTTACAGATGCTGGTAGAGATATTCAGTTTGACGACGGCAGTTTTTCAAAGCAGCAACAATATCAAAAAGATAAAGATGATTTTCAAGGGGTTGCTGTAACCACTGCGTCTCCTAATGGCCCTCAACTTTACAGGGCTAATAAACTTACCAGTGTTGGAACTATTAACGAAGGTATCGAAGCAAAAGCATCTAATTTAAGCCTAAAAATAGATGCAGGTGCTTTAAACTTAGATACATATGTATCTGCTACATTTAGTGGCGATAATATCTCTACAAATATTGACCTATCAGACTATGGAATAAAAGAAGGGGACAAGATCAGAGTAACAAAAAATAATATTTCTGCCGATTATATTATAAATAGATTTACACTAAACTCTCCTGCAGGCACAACACCTTTTAAAATGAATGCTACGAGAGTTAGTGGAAGCGCACTGTCAGGCACTAACGCACACTTACGCATACAAGTAGTATCAGAAGATATTTCTACTCTAGTACTTGGCAGCAGTAATGTATCTTATACTAATTATATAAATAGGCGTGTATTTGTATATAGAGTATACATCGATCCAGAAACAAATACTATAGTTGGCGGAGAGCCTGCATTTTATAGTGGAACCTATGATTCAAAAGGTGCGGTTTTACTTTTTAAAGGTATAATCAGCAGTGCGAGCATGGGTGATACTCCTGGCAGTAAAAGAGAAATTAACTGGACTCTTACTAGCCATTGGGGTGATTTTATACAGGTAAAGAATAGAATTACCTCGGATGCAGAACATCGAGCACTTACTGTAGATGGCTTACCCGATAGAGATGTAATTCTTAAACAGACCTATGCCTCTGATTTGGGTTTTGAACACTCCGAAACATCTCTCAATTTGATGGCCACCTATGATCAAATGGTCACAAAACATAAACTGAAAAAGAAAAAGAAAAATCTAGGTCTGAGCACAAAATATACTCTTGAAGAGTATGAAGAGGCAGTTCCTACTGATATTGATTTAAAACTTAATCTTCACGCAAAAGCTTTACCCGTTGTATACGGTGTTCAAAAAGTAGAGAGTGTTCCTGTATTTTTTGACAATCAAAAAAGTAAAACTGATCATGTATATGCTGCTTTTGCTATATGTGAGGGTAGTATTGGAGGTATTTATGATGTTATACTTGATAGTAAAACTACGATCTGTACCGATGCCGCTGATCAAGCATCCAGAGGTACTCAGAATGCTAACAATTCTGTCGATGTATTATGTCAAGGCAGGGCTGACTTAGGCAATGTTCTTGAAGGTATAAACAGCTCTGTAGGCACACCTAAGTTTGTCTCCAATGTATATGATTATGAAGGGTATCTTAGTAGTGAAAGAGATGGTATAGTAGCTGTTGAAAATACCCCCTATTATGAACAAAACACTCAAAATTTAAATGCAGGTTCTATAGGTGTAAAAGGGATTTTACACGAAAAAACTTTTGCCTTTAGAGACCCTATTGATTCTACTTTTATATTTCACTCTGGATTATCGAATCAAAGAGCTAACAATCTTTTGGTTGAAAAAGCTGCTAAACAATTGTTTAAAATTCAAAATGATTTTTACGAAGGACAACCACATAAATACTGGACTCCAAACCATAGACTACTAGATACAGCATATTGTGTAGGAGAGTTTATTGTTGGAGACGGCGAAATTGAATTGCCAGAAATGACTTTCCTTGTAAAAGGTAGAGATGTTGAGTGTTATAACTATGATAATAGTTATATGCACAACCCTGCAAGTACATATTCTTCACAAATAGGTAATATAGGCCAATTTAACGCAGGAGACACTGTAACCATTACAGGAACAGGAATATCTAGCTATAGCACTGTAATTATTGATAAGTTTTTCTTCTACGATACTGAAGGAACTCTACAGTGGCGATTTAGATATGAAATCGAGCCTTCAAATCCTACATATGACATTATAATGACCAAAGGCTCTTATAGTTGGAATATGCTTGTATCTGATGGATTGGTTGCTACAGGTACGGTACCACAAACATTAGCAGGGGGGATTACCGGATTTAGTGGCTCGGGAGCTGGCTTTACTATAACCTGTAATCAAACTACAGCGGCACAAGTAGCTTTTGATACTGCAATTACTCAAACCGTTGCGGTAAACGGACAATCTGAAAAACTGGCAAAAATATCTTTGGTCTATTACGGAGCCACACACACTAGTTTTGGGTACTCTGCTTTAAGCTTTGAGTCTTCTACTTCTAATACTATTTCTGGGTTAAAAGGCTTAACTTTGGACTCAAACGATATTACTACAAGCACTTACAATACAGTATGGGTGCGAAATGCTGCTATTGTCCAACTTGTAGACGCCGGCGGCAGTGTTCTTAAACCTTCTGATAATAGGCTTGAAGGGCACACCGTTATTATGACTCACTTCGATACTAATGGTAAGCCTTATGTTCAAGAGAGAGTAATTACTCGATGGGTAGATGATGGAGGAGCTACGACAAATGCTGGCATGATCTTTGTAGATGAACCTTGGGATCTAGAATACCAGCCTATAGCAGGGTCTACTTATTTATTACAGATAAGAACTCCTAAAGATAAAAGAGTTTCTTTAAATCCTGCTATGCAACTTCTAGACTACATGAAATCAGAAAGATATGGAAAAGGTCTGGCATCTAATGAAGTTGATGTAGAATCGTTCAAATCAGCTGCTAGACAGTGCGATAGTAGATCAGATGTTACAGTACTAACACCTTCCGCAGGCACTACTATCCCTGCGCCAGGTGCAAAATATAAGCTAGAAAATAATAGTAATTTACAGTTTAGAGGAACTGTAAAAACTGTCGTAGAAAAAACTATTTCTAGTACTGCTTATTTTGTAATAACTTTTGAAGATTGTATTGGAAAGTTACTAACTAAATTTACGGGTGCACAATATGCGGTAGCTGGGGATCTTTTCTGGAGAAATGACGGATCTGTAATTACTCTTAAAAAGGCTACAATAAACGGGGATCTACAAACAACAATACAATACAATGCACTAACTACCGCAGCTACAGCTGATTTCACTCTTCAAAAGATTAGTGGCACTGGTGCAGGTGCTCTGGTTATGAATACAGGTACAGCAGGGTATTCCGCAGACGGAAACCCTATAATTAAAAGTATAGATTCTGCAGGAGGTTGTACAGCTTCTGGTTATAGTCTATATGATTCGGATAATGTTAAATATTGGAAGCTGGCAGGTTGGGAAAGCCCTGCACAAAGAAATGTAACACGACACCAGTTTAATCAGGTTATTGACACTGCAAATAATGTTTTTTCAAATGTTAATAATATGCTTCGTCAGTTTAATGGAGTTCTTAGATATAGTAATGGTAAATATCAGCTTCAGGTTAAGTCTTCGGCAGGCACTTTAGATGCTCTAGAAAAAATAAAAGAAGAAGATATTATAGGAAAAATTTCCTTATCCGATAAAGGAAGTAAAAAGACTTATAATAGTATAAGTGCAAACATTATAGATCCTTCTCAAAATTTTGAAAACAGAAGCGTTTCTTTCTTTAACTCTGACTATATTAAGGAAGATAATAATATACCTAAGAAAGGTACTTTTGATACTCCATCTATTACGAACTATTACAATGCTCGAGTTAATATTAAGCAATTCTTAGATGAGTCTAGAAACGGGCTAGAGATACAATTTAAAGTAAGGCCTTCAGGAGTGCTGTTACAGGCTGGTGAGATTATATCATTAGAGTACCCCAATTTTAGTTGGAACTACGAAAAGTTGTGGAGAATTACAAATTTAAACTTTAATGCTGATGGAACCGTTAGTGTAACAGCAATAGAGCATGAGGATTCAGTTTATCTAGTACAAGCAGAGGATAGAGTACCTCAATTTAAGATTGAAACTGGGTCAACAGTTGCACTACCTGGCATACCTGACGCTCCTTATGGTTTATCTGCTACTCAGAATGCATCCGGAGGTATTGAACTTAACTGGGTACATACAACAGGCTTTAATCCTTCTACCTTTGATACAGAAGTTTTCCGTAATACTATCAACGCTAGACAAGGGACTATGACTACAAATGCAGCGGGAAATAATGCTACGAGCATGACTTTTGCAAGCGTCTCAGGTACTGATCCTGTTGCAGTGGGTATGACTGTGGAAGGTGTAGATACAGAACTAGCAACGTCTGCAGGCAGCTTTCTTGCAGGAGAAGTATATAAAATCACCACACTAGGAAACACGCCTTGGCATACTATTACTGGTATAGGCGTTCTTAATGATTATAGTCTTGGTGATGTTGTTATACCTGTTACTGGTCAGACTGGGGCAGGAACAACTGGTGCATTACAAAGAGTTAGTCGAGAAGTAAAAGTTACAGCAGTAGATATTGCAAACAATACTATTACTCTTAATCACCCTGCTGATTGGTCTAACGGGACTACTATTACGTTTAAGGCTCAAAAAATAGCTACAATAGACTCTGAGTCTTCGTATATTGATCCAATCATTGGAGATCAGGACGGAGACGTTACTAGGTACTACTGGATACGTTATAGAATTAAAAAACCTGTACAAAATGTTGCCGGTGCGATAAACAAAGTAATGTTCTCAAATTTCTTTCCCACTACTATCACAGGTGGCGTGTTAGGTATAGGTAGACTTATTGATGTTGAGCAAGTTAGAGATTTTAACTTAACTTTTGGAAACGCAAAAGAATTTGTATATAATACTGGCGGAAATAACATTGAAAGTGGTTTTGCAACTAACTGTCAAATTACTGTAAGCGGTATAAATACTTCGGGAACGGTAACCTATAGATATAGAACCCTCAATAAAACAGGAACCCAGATAGCAGATAGTGGTAGTGTAGGAACTAATAGTTTTACCTATACTGCACCTACAGGAGCTAATCAGGCTGCGGGATTTGCTCTTTTGCCTCAAAGTGTAGAGATCACTATGACTGATACTGTTGGCAGTGATGTCTTTACTAAAACAGAAACTGTCGACTTTACAGCTACTAGAATCATTTTAGACGGGAATGCAGGTCTTGATGCTATGAAGGTTGTTTTAACCAATCCCATACATCAGTTTCCTATAGCCTTAAGCGGCACTATCACAACTACAGGTAGTGGAACAAATTTTCAAGTCTTCGAGGGAGGAACCGCTTTAAAACAGAAAGTCGCAGGAAGTGTTGGAAACGGAGAATACTCTGTAACTTTAACTAGTACTGCTTGTACTCCAGGTAGCTTAAGTGGTCAAAATACAACTACTACCACTATTGCTAATCATAGTCTATTGAATAGTACAATCACAGATGGAACTGTTGTTATAACTATTTCTGGTAATAGACTGGATGGCACTAGTTTTTCAGAAACAGCAACTCAAATATTAACTGTCAAGGATTTGGCTTCAACAGTTAATATTACAGTAGACGACCAGTCCATTGAGTATAATAATCTTGGATTAAGTCCAAGCCCTGCTACCGTAAATATTACGGTAGATACTTTTGGTATCACTACCCCCTTTATTGATATTGTGGCAACTGACTCTGCAAGCACTCCAAATGTAACAACTATAGTAACAAATCAGGCAGTAAGTAATAGTACTTACGCAGATACTTTTACAGTACCTATTAATCTATCAGATACTCCCATTTCTATAGAGGTTATCGCAAAAGAAGTTAGCGGTGGTACAACCGTAGCAAAAGATAAAGCTACAGTATTCGGTGTTAAAAACGGTATTACTAGTGCTATTGTATATGCGTATAAGAGGGCAGCATCTGCGCCAAATGATAATCCAGGAGCTTGCACTGTTAGCCTTACTACAGGTAAAATTACAACAGGTTCTCTTGCAAATAGTTGGGAGAAAACCCCTCCAAGTGGAACTGACCCAATGTATGTTGTTACGGCAACTGCTGCCGGTGGAGGTCTCACAGATGCTGTAGCCGCTGGGGAATGGACAAGTCCTGAAAAATTTGTAGAAGATGGGGACGACGGTGCCCCCGGTCTAAATGTTGCTACTGCACTTATATATCAAAGAACAACTACAAGTAGTGCTCCAAGCACAGGTACTAATAGTGGTAAACCTTCAGGCAACAGTACATTTACTTTTTCTAGTGGATCTACATCTTTTTCTACTGCGAATGGTTGGTCAGCTACTATACCTGTCGGTACTAATGGAAGATATTTATGGATTCTACGAGCAACTGCGTCTTCTACCGCTTCTACTGATACGATTGCAGACAGTGAGTGGGGAACTATAGAGCTATTAGCTCATGATCCTGAAGATGCTATAGTAGTCTCTCTAAGTAATCCATTTGCTTTGGTCACGACTAATTCAGATAATACTTTAGATAAGAGCGGTACTAGTAGTAGTTTATCAATTTTTGAAGGTAATACATTACTAACAGCAAAGGCTAGTAACCTTACTAATGGAACATATAGTGTAGCAGTTACTTATTCCTCTGGGATAACTCCTGCGGGAGCGACGAGTATTTCGAATGGCGTATTTTCTGTACCTCTCATAAATACTATGACGGTGGCTGAAGGTATTCGTACTTTAGCAATAACTGGACTAAGATTAAATGGAGAAAGCTTTACTAGGAGTATTACTCAGAATATTAAGAAATCAGAAAGCTCTGAAAGTGTACGACTGTACGTTCCTGTATTAGGTACGGCTGTTGAATTTCCTACTGAAGGTAATAGACCTGTTGCGACAGGTGTTACTGTACGAGCTGAGATACATGGTCTTGATACTACAGACAACGCAACTTATACAGTACAATTTTTAAATGGTACTACTAATATTGTAAATGCGGCATACTCGGCTGGAGCTGCTAACGCAACTATAACGATGCCTCAAGACTATGACGACTACCCATACCTTGTTACCGGAAGCTTACGGAGAAATGGGGTTACGATAACTACAGATACAATAGCTTTTTATGCTATTCGTAATGGTAGAATAGGAAATTCTACTACTACTGGTATATTAAGTAATGAAACTCACTCCATACGTAAAAATAAGAATCTAGTAGCAAACTTCGATAATTCCGGAACAGATATTGAGATGTTCGAAGGGGGGCTAGCACTAAATCATGTTGCTTCAAATCCTACTGCAGGTCAATTTACAGTAAGCTCTGCAGGAAGTGGGGGTATTACTCCTGGAAATATTAGTACTGCGGCAAGTTCAGGTATTTTAATTCAAAACCCTAGCCCTGTTAATAAGCTTAACGGTTCAATAGCAGAAGCTTTTGAAATTCAAGATTTAAATGATGATGGAGTTTTAGAATCCTGGAAAGATGCAGGAAGTAGTATGACTGTAACTCCAAATGCTATTGCTGCCCCTTTCAATGTTCAAGGGGGTTCCGGAGCGGAATTACTACAAGGGCCGAACAGTTCTGGTGTACACGGACTTAGAGTAATTAACGATGCTAATACTAATTTTAGTGTTTTAAATTTATCCAATACTCAACACTGTTTTTCTTGTTATCTTAAAAAAGGTACAGGGGACTATGCCTATATTGGCGTCGGTGCCGTTTTCTTCGCTGCTTACGCAAAAGTTAATTTGACGAATGGTGCCGTTCTTAGCAATAGTGCAGCAAGTACTGTTGTTACTAGTGTTGGAAACGGTTGGTATAGAGTTTCACTTACATTCACATTTAGTACAAGTCAACTTGGCTATAGCGGTAATTCTGCTCCTAATTTACAGATAGGTATTAGTGACGCAGGCGGCAGTACTTACCTCTTTAATAGTAGTGCTCATAATAAAAATATCTATGTATGGGGTGCTAGATGTGAGGTAACTAGTGCTTCAACTCCTAGCGCATATGCCATAAATGCTCAGTCTATTGCTAGAGTGGCGGATCATGGAGGAACCCTAACTTCACTTACTCCTTCTATTGCTTATACACTAAACGGGGTTGGTTTTGGAGGAGGAATACTACCTTCTCTCGTTAAAACTCAAACTTTTAGTGTTGTAAATCCTGCCTCAACTGTACAAGTAAATTCTTCAGCATACTCTGTAGACTTTGATTCAGCAGGAAATAATCCTTCGCCAGCTAACTTAACCTATACTCCTACTGTATTCGGTATTGGCTCTGATAAGTACTATAAATGGACAATCAACTCAGGAGGAACGTCTGTTGTAAGCTATACTACTCATGCTAGCCCTGCAAAAGCTGATGGCACAATGACTTTTGCAAGTTTTCCAAAAGTAGTAACTTGTGAAGTCTATAGCGGAACTACTCAAGGGTCTGGCGTTTTACTAGCTTCGGATTCGTTCTCTGTAATTGGAGTTAAGCCAGGTGCAACTGTTAATATCACGGCTTCTATGGGTAGTCATATTTTCGATGCTGATAATACAGGACTGGTTGCAATCAATGATTATAGTAATACTTTTTCTGTAGTTATTAATGATGTAACATTCAGCTACGATGGCTCTAGTCCATACTCTGCCAACAGTTATAGGTTTGGAAGTATAGCAAATACAGATGCAAATGTTTATGCTTCATTGATAAATACAAACGGAACATTAACGGTAGCCGGAAACTCTAATCTTTTTACTGCTCAGACCTCTAATACTTCTGATCAAATACAGGTTCCAATTATAAACAATGCTACTGGTATTACTATTGGCGTATATATAATTTCTTTGGTAAAACGTATCGGTAATAGAATTATAGAACCTATTAGTTCTACTCTTACAACTAGTGGTACTAATACTACATTTATGGCATCGTGGAGAGGTGAAACAACACTTACAAACGCTCAAGCTGTTTCTGCAGCAGGGCTTGCAATTAGTGGCTCTACCAACTCCGAGTTACGTCCAGGAGATACTTTAATTCTAGACTATTCGTTAGGGGGTAGCACTAGAATATACAAAGGCTCTCCGAGAACTGGGAGTGTCGGCACTTTAGCGACGGAGTGGAGTAGTCCTGTTGTTGAAACTGTGCCTGGAAGTATGGTAGTAAATGGAACATTGTCAGCAGCAGCTTTAGCTACAAACACTACTCTTACGAATACGCTAAATGTAAACAATAGAATTACTGTAGGTCAAAATTCTGGAACTAGTTCTGCTGCTGCGATCAATAGTTTTGGTAAAGCTCAGTTTAGTTCTACTGCGGGAGGTTTCTTCTTGGGCAGAGATGGAAGTGACTATTCCTTTAATGTAGGAGATGCGACTAACTTCTTAAAGTTTGATGGTCAAACTGGTGCAGTAGCTATTTCTTCTACTACAGGAGACTTTACTTTAAAATCAGGAACGTCTGGCGCAAGACTTGAAATTATTAATAATGTAATTACTATTAGAGACACTAGTGGTAATATCAGGGTTAAAATTGGAGCATTGTAAAAAAGGGGGCTTACGCCCCCTCCTTACTTTCTAACTCATCAGCCAGTAATTGTTTAAATCCATTACTGGCTACTTCTAGCCGGTCTATTTTTGCTTTCTCTATTGCAAGCTCATTTTGTATCTCTTCTATCTGTGCTACCATATATCTGGCCCGATCTGATAGATCTTCTACTGTATATTTTTTGTCATTAAATGTAATGTCTGTCATTTTATTTCCTATTTAAATATATCTTGCCAATTTCCAGTTGTACTCGCTTTTGAATACTCAGTGGCTCTGTTTTCAAAAAAGTTAGCGTGTTCTACGCCATTTAGCATATAGTCTAGCCAGTCTAAAGGATTTTTATCACTACCAAAAATCTTTTTAAGCCCTAGTCCTAATAGTCTTCGATCTGCAATATATCGAATGTATAGCTTTACATCTTCTGGAGTAAGGTCAGGTACATCAGCACCTTTAAAGCACAAGTCAATAAAGGCATCTTCTAGCTCTACAGAACGCTCTGCCGCACAATAGATTTCATACTTCAGATCATCGTTCCATAACTCTGGATTTTCTTGAATATAAGTACGGAATAATTGACTCATGCCTTCAACGTGAAGACTTTCATCTCGCACAGACCAAGTAACAATCTGACCCATACCTTTCATCAAGTTATGTCGGGGGAAGTTCAACAGAATAGCAAAACTACTAAACAACTGTACTCCTTCGGTAAAACCTGAGTAGATAGCCATAGTCTTTGCGATGTCCATTTTGGTATCCATACCAAAGTTGCTAAGATGTTCGTGCTTATCCATCATAGCTTTGTGTTCCATAAACTTCTGATACTCATCATCACCGAAACCGAGTGTTTCTAGTAGTAATGAATATGCTTCCTGATGCACTGCCTCCATTGCCGCAAATGCCGATAGCATCATACGTACTTCAGGTTGTTTAAATGTTGGCAAATAGTGTGTAGCATAACCACAGCATACGTCAACATCTGCTTGTGTAAAGAAACGAAAGATATTCGCTAGTAAAGACTTGTTGCCTTCGCTAAGGTTCTCACGAAAATCCTTTAAATCATCTGCAAGGTTTACTTCATCAGGTAACCAGTGCATATGCTGTTGAGACTTATAATGCTCAAAAGCCCACGGATAGTTAAAGGGTTTATAATACTCTCTTTCTTCTAATAAATTACTCATGATAACCACTCCATTATATCGGCCTTGCTTTTACCACCTACTAGACGTCCTTGCTCCGCCCCTTCGCTTGTAAGAAGTACCATAGTAGGTACTCCTCTTATACCAAACTCACCAGCTAACTCTGGTTGTTTATCTATATCTACACTTTCTACTGGATAAGGTAGAACCATTTCATTAAGAGTGTTTTCTAACATCTTACAAGGCCTACACCAATCAGCACTAAATTTTAATATTTTCATTTTAACCCTCGCACGCTAAACAAGCGCCTTCGTCGATACTATCGAACATATATTGTCTTAATGCTTCGTCTGATACAGTCTCAGCTCTTTTGAT